TGAGTCTCCACCGGCTTTGTTCCCGGCAGAGTGTTTACAGCCGGAATCGCCTGTGTCGCTACGTTGACCGGTTCATCACCCATCAGATCTTTGATGATGTCGAATTCATCCTGCAGATCCTTCAGATCACCTTCTTTGAGCGCCTTTGCTTCCTCGATCTTTCCCTCGTTGGTCAGGGCTAAGATCTGTGCTTTTGTGCTGTTGATCTTCTCAAGCAGCTCTCTTAACTTTTTGTTCATGTGTTCATCCTCCTAGATTCCATACATGAAGAGATCGCCCAGGATCTCGTTTTTCTGTGCTTCTAATGCTTCGGCTTTGGCTTTCGCCTCAGCCTGATCGCGCTGGAGTTTTGCCAGCTCGATCATCTTGTCAGTTACCGGCAGTGCTTCACGCGCCGCCACCATCTGCAGTCCGTGCTTCGGTTCCTTGATTTCATCAGCAAAGCCGAGCGCCAATGCCTGCTTAGCTGAGAGCCACGTTTCTTTGTTCATCAGCTTCAATATTTCGCGCTCATCCATGCCTGTCTTGTACGTGTAAGCGGAGGCAATGGCCCTGTCCGTTTCTGTCAGCATCCCAACCAGCTTTTCAAAGTCGTTTTTGTCGCCACTGATACGGCCGTTTAATGCTGAGTTGTGGATCATTATCATTCCTACAGGTGAGATGATGACTCTGCCGGCTCCCATTATCGCGATAGATGCCGCTGAGCATGCTTCGCTTTCTACGATGGCCGTGGAGTTTTCGCAGCTCTGCAGCATGGAGAAGATCTCCTGCCCTGTCGTGACCGCTCCACCCGGAGAGTTGACCAGCACCTCTATCTCTTCGCCCGGATCCAGCGAGTCAATGACCGTCTGGATATCTCGCGGGCAGGTCGCATCTATCTCGAACCAGTCGTAAACCCACTTGATGTCGTTCGGGATCATGTATCCCCTGATCTGTGCCTGCTTCACTCTTCTTCACCTCCTTCCTTTTTTGCTCCGTATTGCTGCCCCACCATGGTTAGCGGGATATAGTTGCCATTCACGATCAGCTGATCGCCGCCTTCCTGAGCCGGGAGCAGTAAGAGCTCCCGCGCCTCATTAGGCGTGTACATGCCATTGTTAACATACCCGGCAAGAATTTCTTCCTGCGTCTTGGAGTCCGTCCGCAGGATGGCTTTTTCGTTAAAGCGATACCAATATCCATCCTCAATCTGGTCCTTTCGGAGCGCCTTGAAGTTGATCTCTTCCTCATAGGCCTTGAGCGAATATGCCATCGTCTCAATCAAAAACGCCAGCTGCTGCATTTCGGAATTCGCATAGGACGATTTCTCGTAGTTGTTCAGCTGGTTCGGCTTGACTCCAAAAGCCGCTGCAATCTGCAAAGCGGAGTACTTCCGCATCTCGTAGAACTGTGCGTCGCTCAGTTTCATGTTGATCGGAACCAGCTTCAGCCCCGGCATAATCGGGATTACGCCGCGCGTCTCTCTTGCTTCTGTCAGATATTCGCTGTAACGCTCCTTGATCTTCTCGCGCCGCGCTTTGTCCAGATCTTCGGAGTATTCCAGTGTTACTGCAGACACCAGGCCTCTCTTATTCATGTTGTTCATGAATTTCTGCCCTTCGGCAGCTCCATCGATCATGTCTCCGATGATCTTCCGGACCGGCTTTCCAATAATCCCGTCATAAGTCGATGATGTCTTAAAGTGCATCACGTCCTCTTGCGGGAACACATACATCTGCCCGGTCTGGTCATCGACATACTGGTAGTAAATCTTTCCGGCATCCGCAAAGACGCCCTCATTATCTACGATGACCGATGTGCTCCGCGTCGGAAGCAGCCACAGCTGTGACACAGCATTCGGGATCGGTACGCCTCTGTAGACCATATTCTGTCTGCGGATCCAAACAAATGCGTTCCCATGGTGCTGTCTGTTTAGTTCCACCGATGACCAAAGTGTCGTCGGCGTCATGATCGGGTTTGGCCTAACCGTCAGCGCCTGCGTCGTCAGGTCTGGCTCAGCCCGAATCTTGCCTTTCGGCGTATCCTGGTAATATTTAAGAGGCAGTTTCCCCATCGTTTCGGACAGCACCTTAAGGCATGTGATGTATGTCACTTCCTGCACGCGCCTGGAACTTGGATCAATTCCGAGCCACGTCAGGAGCTCCTCATCCTTGAGCGTTAAGGTTTTTCTGCCGCTGTTACTCCGGAAGAACCCTGCGGCTCTCTGGAATAAGCCCATGCCCATACCTCCTTAGAAGTTTTCCAAAAAATCATCCACCTCGTCCTCAAAAGGACGGGCGAATATATGAAACATTGCCAATTTGTAAGCACAAAGCACCGCGTCCACCGGGTCGATCCGTTTGGTCGTGGCGTCTTTATCTATCTTGATCAGCCCGTTGTTCTGACGGATCACTGCATTGCTCATCGCATAATTGAGCACCGGGTTATATGTGTAGACGATATTCCGGCTATGAACCTGCTCTCTGAATCCCTGTGTCGCCTCATTCAGGGATTTGTGGGACTGGTAAACCTCGACGCACTCAAATCCTTCGTCCGATAGATCCATCATGAGCTTTGCGGCGTTGGCCGGGTCGAAGCACAGGCTCTGAATCTTCCAGTTATTCGCTTCGCAGGTCATGAGCACATATCGCATGACCGCACCCTGGTCAACGATTGGTGTGTTGGTTACCGTGATATATCCGGCCCGCTCCCAAGCGTCATACGCTGCCTTATCCTTTGCCACATGCTCCATCAGCTTTTCCCTGGATGGGATAAAGCTGTGGGAATAAACGATGTATCTGACCAGATTCTTTCCGAGCCCATCGTCCAGATCTGTCTTGTAGGGAATGACAAAAGCAACACTGGTAAGATCGAGCTTTGAGGACATATCGAAGCCGACATATACCGGCATCCCCTTCGTGTCGATCGGCAGCTCTTCCACCTCGCAGGCCTTCCACTTTGCCATGTTCATGTAGCCGCTGTCCTTGGCCTGCACCCAGATATCCATCATCTTTGTCAGGAATGATGTCATCTTCTCCGGGATCTCTTTCGCCACCCGATAGTCACCGCGGATCTTCTCCAAGCCTTCCGGATAGGTTGCGCGGATCGGGTTCGCCTTGATCCAGAGTTCTTCGTTTCCGACATTGGTGATATCGGCATAATCCTCCGGATCCAGCTCGCAGATATCGACCAGATATTCATCATCTTCCGTGTCTACATTCGGATCCAGAAGTTTACTGCACATCTGATATTCCTCAACGTAGCACGGATAAGTCAGATCCTTGCCGGCTGTAGTGATGATCATCAGGAGAGGTTCTTTTGTGCCAGACCCCATTCCAAGGTCGTAAAAATCTGTCGTGGCGTGCTGATGATATTCGTCCAGTATTAAAAGCGCCGGGTTTGTTCCATCCCCGGTCTTTCCGTCCTCCTTTGACAGAGGCTTTATAAAGCTTCCCGTCTTCCTGTGTACAATTTCACTCCGGTTTAAATTAAACTTTGTCCGAAGCGGCGACCCCCGGAGCATCAGTTTTGCTTCTTCAAAAACGATCCTGGACTGATCTTTTTTTGTGCCGGCTGTATATGCCTCTGCGACCTCGTTGTTTTTTACGGCCGTGACCGATATCTCATACAGAGCGACGCCAGCTTCTTCCTGTGACTTCGCATTTTTTCGCGCCACTTCGGTAAATGTCTTCTTAAACCTGCGCTTGCCGGTATCCTTATGTTTCCACCCGTACAGCTGACAGAGCCGGAAGCACTGCCAGTCCGTCAGAATGATCGGTTCGCCCGCCAGGACGCCCTTGGAGTGCCTTAATAAGGCAAACCACTCTATAATGTTCTGAGCTGCGTCATCATCCCACACATACGGGAATCCCTCTGATCCGATGCGCTGTACATCCCTGAGAAGGCGCTCACATGCCCATTTATGCTTCTTTCCGCTTGGTATCTCTCCGCCGATACACTTCCTGGCATAATTTAGAATCCTGTCTAATACATCCATCAGATCTGCCCGAAGCTGGTCTTAATCTCTTCTTCCTTTTTGGTTATTTTTGAGACTGCTGCCTTCAACCTGGCATCGATCGTCAGGCCGCAAAGAGACGCAAACTTGCGGAGATCATCGGCGTAGCTTTTCTGCACGTCGATAAGCGGATTTTTGCGATGCTCGATCCGGTTTTTGTATTCCACCTCTACCGTCAAATCTCCGGACTCGATCAGGTCCGTGACCTCGACCCACTTTGCGTAGTAATAGCAGTAAAACGCCAGGTTATTTTTGTCCAGATTCCCGATGATATCGATCTTGTTCAGCTCCTTGACCAGACGCCGCCACTCCTTTTTTGCGACCCCGTCCGGAAGCCATGCCGGAGGACGCTTGAGCTGCTCCGCGCCGGTCTTGATCGTGGCTTCTTCTTGCTGCTTTTTTGCAGCTTCGAAGCTGGTGATATTTCCTTTCTGCATTTCAAGTGGCTTTCTTGCTCTGCCCATATCGCTACCTCCTTTCCGGATCCCTACATCTAACCGCGTGCGCGCGCGTTGCGTGCGGGCGGTCAAAAAAATATTTGGAAATTTGCGTGAAAAAGGG